AATGATATGAGATACATTTTTAAGATTAATAATTGAAGAATCAGGGTGATCTAATTCACCTGTTGCTCTGTTTTCTTTAACAATATCTTTATATTTTTCAATTTCTCTTTCCCATAATTCTTTTGGGTAATATCTTCCGTTCCCGTTTTTAACTTCTGCTGTTGCAAGTATTCCTTCAACTAAAGGATTACCAGAAGGTGCTTTTAAACCTTCAGTTAGTTGTATAGGAGCAACTGAAAACGGGATTGTTTCAATTAATACTTGTTTCATAATTTATTTTTTATCTAAATCGCCGTAGCCGCTTGATTTATATTTTCCTTTTGGAGCTTTAGGTTCACCCATACCAACAGAATCTTTAGTATAACCAATACCTTTGACACCAAATGAAGCATTTGTGTGGTAATAGTTAATATCTTTGGCCATGTTTTTAGCTACAATAGCTTTTAATTCATCTACAGTTTTATTGGCATTTTTTTCATCCCACATTTCTGTTAAATAACCTAATAAGAATGATTGACCATATAAATTGTCAATGTTTTTAGGATCTTTATTGTCGAACTGATTGGCTAAATCTTTAGCTACATCTTTATCAATTTTTTCAAATGTATTTTGATCACCGTATTCTTTTTTATCCTTAACACCAACTGCTTCAGCAATATTGTCGTTAAAAATTTTAAACCAGTCTTTTCTACCAGTAGTTACACCACCCATTCCTTCTGAAAGGATACTTTTGTGTTTTAGAATAGTAACTGCTGTATTATAATCTGTTAAAGAAGTAATATATTCAGGAAATACACGACGAGCACTTTTTAAAAAGTAATCTTTATTTCCTTTACCTTCTTTAATAAGGTCGTATTGTTGTTGTAATGTCTTTTCCATGTTTATAAATATTAAGAATAGAAAATCACTGGTCCGCCTGTAAAGGAAGCACTAGTTACTGTTAATGGAACTGTTACTCCTGATGGGAATGTAAGAGCTCCTAAATTGTTTCCTTGTCCATCTACTAATGCAGAGAATGTTACTGCAGCATTAGCAACTGTGAAACCAGCATAAGATCCAGTAATAGAAGCAGTAGCTTTAACAGCGGATGAATTTGAAGGTATATTTGCCATTTTATTGTTTTTTAAATAAGTCTATTAAATCGTTTAAATAATCATTTGCTAAATCAGTTCCATATACTACAGCAAATGAATTTGGATTTGCTCTGTAGTAATCCATAGTTTCATGTTTTGCTGATTGTAATAGGGGGATTAGAGCATTTAATTTTTCTTCTAAAGTATCAAATCCTTCTAGTCGACTTGATATAAATTTTCTTCTATCAGGATCTACAATATTCATTCCATTTAGAAAATCTTCAGTATCTGTAGCTTCCCAAAGTTGTTTAACTTCAATACCTTTTGCTTTTTGATTTAAAGCTTTTTGATTAACTAATTTGTATTTAAAGTCTTTAACATAAATATTATCTTTTACACCTTCAGGACCTGCTGATGGACCGGGACCAAATGTTGCTCCGGGACCTTCTGTTACCTTTTTATATCCAACTTGTTTGTATGCTCCATAAGTTGAACCTTTTGGTGATGGACCTGAATGATTTTCACCTTCTCCTCCTGATACAAATCCTGAATTTGATGAAATGGTATTCATTTCTGCTACCATTTTAATTCTTGCATAGTCTTCAGGATAATTTTTTCGTACATGAGTACGAAGTTCATTAAAAGTTGATGTTAATTCTTGTTGGATTTTCTGCATTGTAGCATCTTGTCTAAGATCTTTACTTCTAGACAATTTATCCATAAATTCTTTTGCTTTTTTTAAGTTTTTAAATACACTTTCAAAATCAGGAATTTCTTCAATATCCAAAGGTGATAACATGTTATTAACTTCATTCAATTTGATTTGAACAGCTTTGTCTTTGATTTGAGGGGTAATTTTATTTAATTCTTCTTTAATTTGTTGAATCTTAGAGTTATAAAATTCTCTTAGTTTTGGTGTTGAATCAACAGAATTAATAAATTCTTTTAAAACAGTTTTTTGGTTGTCATTTAATGAAGCATATTTTCCATTAAATTTTTCTAATAGTACTTTGTATGTTAAAATACGTAAATCTTTATCATATGATTGAAATTCCGTCATTAAATCATTTTCTACTTTTTGTTTATCAACTTGTTTGGTTGTTAAACTTTCTAAAATAGCAATTTTATTTGAAATAATTTGATCGGGATTTGATAAATTTTCGCTATTATAAATTTCTAACAGTGTGTATAAAGCAGCGTGAGTTTTATAATTTGGAAGTTTAGTCTTAAAAAATTCTTCTAAATTGTAATATTCAGAAATTTCTTTAATTAAATTATATTTTTGTCTTTTTAAGGTACCTCTATTTAGGTTTTTAGACGATTCAATAACTGAATTAACTACAACTTCTGCTTTGCCTTCTGTAAGGTTTTTATGCTTGGATAGAGTTTCGTATAATTTATACTCTCTTCCTAATTCTGTTTTTACAAAATATTTTTTTAGAATATTGGTAGCTTTTGAATCTTTCCCAGACAGAGTATCCGAAGTAATCTGCCTTACTAAAAGTTCAAATAGAATTCCAGTATTCTTATACTTAGAATGTTTTATATTCATCCCTATAGGTTTTATTATAAATATATAAAGATTTTTATTCTCTTATTTGACTTTCATCTAATAATGAATCTTTCGGTTTATCTTAATGCCATTGGCGAATCACCTTTATATTGAGGTTTGATAGAATCTGATTCGTTATCATCTTTTTTCATACCTTTAGCACCTAATCTATCCTTACCAAAATTATCATCTTGAGTATTGCGAGTAGTTGATTTTTCTTCAGGACGACCCATTTTTAAATCATCTCCGTATCCTACGGGAACATTATCCGGTTCAGAATACATTCTACCTTTACCATACAATGAAGCTAAATCATGTGGTGTACCATAAGAACGACCTGTTACTTTAGGATCATTTCCTTCTTCCATAATTTGATTATAACGGAAAGTACGTTTTTGATCTTCAGCTAATAAATCTCTATATTCATCGTACTGATCCTGGCTGAAGTTAAAGATATAATCATAAATCCAATCAGTAGGTAATAATTTAGTTTCCATAATTGATTTAGCTAAATCTACCTTTTGAGTCATCAAAGCAATTTTTTCTTGCTCATAAATGATTGAAGGACCTGTTAAATCTAATTCAAAATCAGTTAATTCTTCACCGGTGTATCCTTGCGAATATAAATGCACCAATGCGATTTTATATAATTCTGATAGGACAATGCGTTGTATACGGTCAATAGTGCGAGCAAAACGTATATCTTCAGCGGCCAATGTTGCTTTACCTGTTAAATCTTTTTCATAACCCATAAATGCTTTTGGCACTTTAAGAGCAGCAAATAATTTATCACGTAAATAAGTAACATCTTGAATACCATCATATTGTAAACCAGGTGTAGTTTCAATTTTAGTTGATGTATCATTTCCACGGATTGGGATATAGAAGTCCTCAAGTAAGTTTTGCATATTATACTTAAGGTTATATTCACCTGTTTGAGCATCCATTAATGGAGTACGTTTCATTGTAGAAATTGTTTTCTGCATGAAATTTTCTACTTCGTTAGGTGGAATTGAACCTACGTTAATATAGAAAATACGACGATCTGGGCTGCGAGCAATTCTATGAATTAACATCGCATCTTCCATTAATGAATATTGTTTAAAAATACGACGAGCTGGTTCTAGATATGAACGACCATAAGGAAGATAATTAACATCTGTTAATAATCTAAAATGAGCCATTTCATAATTATCAAAATAAATTCCGGGTTGATTATCATTAAAAGAACCTAAAGTAGGAGTACCATAATAACCTGATCCACCAGCGTAAATACCTTCAGGTGAATATCTAAATCTTACAGCATTTGGATGTTCTTTATCATAATTTTCTTGTCTTTCAATATGGTATGCAGTATAAGGAATAACATTATAAACACCATATTTTTCAGCAATTTCCATTTTTAAGAAGAAATCCCCATATTTACACATTTGGCGAATCCAAGACCAAAGATTAAATTCAATATTTAATACATCGTAAAATAAATTGTAAAGGATTTGTTGTACATCTTCATTATTTGATTTAATTTGAAGTACCTCACCCATATCATTTTTTAATGTACATTCATCTGAAATAATATCAAGGGCAGAAGCAATAATAGCATCATAATCCATATTATCATAGTCTGAATAGACCATGGTTCTTAGGTATTGCCAGTTAATATTAATTTGGGAACCTAAAAGTGAAGTTGATGATGGAGAATAAAGACGATTATATCTATCCATTAATGAATTAGTAGCTATATCCCCGGATTGTTGGATAGAATCTACATCCATTACTTTTAATTCGTTTCCACCTGTATTTCGTATAATAACATCTGTTGAAAACAGTCGTTGTAATCGGGTGAATAAGCTAGTATCTGCCATTATTATTTAATTCGTTTATATATAAATATTATAATAACCATTTAATGTCCTCAAATCCATTATCTGTTTTAACAATATATGGATTTTTCGGAGCATTTTGGTTATAAGCACCAACATACGTACTTTTACTCATATTACCAAGCGTAGCTCGAGTCATATCATGAGATTGTTGTTGAAATTTTAAAGATGTGTCTCTTAAGAACATTCCTATACCAAAACTCATTACTAAGTCATCATTGTAACCAGTTTGAGCTTC